ACTTTGGTGAACGAATGAAAGATGCCCTGCGATCTTGGGCTAGGCCACCTAAGAGAGATTCATCTTTTAGTATACGTATGTCTAACATAGGTAAGCCTTCTCGCAGGTTGTGGTTTGATAAGAACAATGATCTCGCTCCAGAGACTCAGCATCCCAAGACTTTCATAAAGTTTTTGTACGGTCACCTTCTTGAAGAGGTGGTGCTGATGCTTGCTAGGTTGACTCCTAATGACGTTGACTCTGAGCAGAAAGAGGTTATGGTTGATGGTGTGTCCGGTCACATGGACTGCAAAATAAATGGGGAGGTTGTCGATATCAAGACTGCCTCTGGTTTTTCATTCAGGAAATTTAAGGAGGGAAAGCTGAGAGAGGATGATCCTTTTGGATACATCCCTCAGTTAGCAGGATATGAAGCAGCAGAAGGAACAGATCAAGGAGGCTTTCTTGTCATCAACAAAGAAAACGGTGATCTTTGTTTCTATGTACCTGACGATTTGGATAAGCCTATTGTCAGTGACCGTATTGCCAAACTTACCAAAGATCTAAATCGAAAGACACCTCCACCTGATCTGTGTTATGAGCCTGTTGATGAAGGAAAGAAGGGCAACAAGAAACTGCACAAGAACTGCACGTTCTGTCCCCATAAGTTTGAGTGTTTTAAGAACGCTAACGATGGTCAGGGTCTAAGGATATTTGATTACACCAGAGGCCCAGTGTACTTTACAAAAGTTGTAGTGCCTCCTAGAGTTGAGGAAATTGTATGAACGGATTGCGGTCTAAGCTAGTACGGCTAAGGGCTAAAGAGTTGCTGCTTCAGTGGATGCAGTCACTGGTTGATGAAGATTCTGCTAGTAAGTACACACTTAAAAACGTGTTGTCTTTTTCTCCAAAGCAAACTCATCTCTACTATAATGATGGTTCGTATCATCTAAGCGCATACACTTTCAAGTGGTTTACTCAGCAGGTAAAAAAGCTTAGTAAAACTAAAGAGATAGCAGACATTTCTATAGAAGATTGTAAGGAAGTGTCTAAGTGAAAATACGAAAAGGCTATCGCAAGAAGCGTGTAGTGCGTCCAGTTGAGAAGGATGTGCCGGAATCTTATGACTCTAAGTGGGAGTACTCTCTACACAAGGGGCTTCTAAGAAACTGGGAGCATCACAGCGACACTGTAGATTACGTCATCAAGCACAAGTACCATCCTGATTTTATCAAGATCATTGATGGTAAGACTATTCTGTTAGAAGCAAAGGGTAGGTTCTGGGATTACCAAGAGTACAACAAGTACACTTGGATCAGGAAAGCTTTGCCTAAAAATACAGAGCTAGTGTTCTTATTCTCTGATCCATACGCACCAATGCCACAGGCAAAGAAAAGGAAGGACGGTAGCAAGCGATCTCACGCTGAGTGGGCAGAGGCTAACGACTTTACTTGGTACACTGAAGAGAATTTACCAGAGGAAATGCAATGAGTTTTGATGATGTAAGTAAGCCCGAACACTACAACAGTGGTGACATAGAATGTATTGACGCAATAGAGGCTGCGTCTACATGGGAAGAATATCAAGGATATTTACGTGGGAATGTGTTAAAATATATCTGGAGATACAGATACAAAGATAATGTAAAGGACTTAAGAAAAGCTAAGTGGTATCTCGAAAGGCTTATTAAGTTTATTCAAGATGGTCAAAAATCTGAACCCTTAAACTTGGATTATCTACAAGAATGAAAGGCGAAATGTTTTTTACTGATATTGATGGCGATGTGTGGCAGTACGAACTACGGACTAACCCTCCAGAGGCTATGTACTGGGACACATATAAGCTAAAGGTAACAGATATAAAAGTCCTGACTGACGCTAACAGAGAAACAAAAACCAGAGTGCGTCAGGAGATTTATAGAGATATAGAAAATGTGGGATCGTAAAGAAGAAAGACGCTCAACGTACAAACGAAAGAAGAGTAAGTATAACAGGAAGCACAGACACAATGACGCAGACAAAGATAGGCGAACAAGATTACTTAGGAATAAAGATCAACTATGATGCAGAAGAACGACTAGATTCTTTTGCACTAGCAACTATAAAAGATAGATACCTTTGGGAGAATGAGACTCATGCTCAGGAAGCTTTTGCTCGTGCCAGTGTATTTGGTGCTACTTATCAAGGACACACTGATTACGATCTTGCACAGCGACTTTACCTATACGCTAGTCGTTTCTGGTTCATGTTTAGCACTCCTATCCTTAGCAACGGGGGAACCTCTCGTGGCCTACCTATCAGTTGCTTTCTTAACTATGTTCCTGATTCCCGCCATGGTCTATCTGATCACTATGATGAAAACATATGGCTTGCTAGTGGAGGTGGAGGCATCGGTGGATGTTGGAGTGGTGTTCGGAGTAATGGTGTGGACACTTCTAACGGTTCTAAGTCTACTGGCTCTATCCCATTCATGCACGTAGTTGATAGCCAGATGTTGGCTTTCAATCAGGGTGTCACCCGCAGAGGAAGCTACGCTGCCTATACAGATATCTCTCATCCAGAGATTGAAGAGTTCATCAATATGCGTAAGACTACTGGCGGCGATCTAAACCGCAAGTGCCTGAACCTACACAACGGTGTTAGCATATCCAATGAGTTCTTGGAAGCTGTCAGATGCGACAAGGATTGGAGACTCATAGACCCCAAGACAAACACAGCAGTTAAAACTATGTCTGCTCGTGATCTCTGGTTCCAACTTATCCAAACCCGTATGGAAACTGGAGAACCTTATATAGTTAATCTGGATATCTGTAATGACATGATGCCAGAAGAGCAGAAGAAACTGGGGCTTGCTATTAATCAGAGCAACCTCTGCTCAGAGATAACCCTGCCTACCAATGAAGAACGAACAGCGGTGTGCTGTCTATCAAGTGTTAATCTAGAACACTATGATGAGTGGTCTATAGAGGATAACTTCATCCCTGACTTGATCACTATGCTTGACAATGTACTCCAACATTTCATTGATTATCCTCTTGAAAATAGTTGGCCTACCAACAATGAGTACATGGCAGACAGACCTCTTGACTTTGACACATTCAAGTCTATGTGCCGTGAGGATCGCAAGGGATACGCTAAGGCTGCGTTCTCTGCGTACCGTGAGAGAGCGGTTGGTCTAGGTGCTATGGGATTTCACAGCTATCTACAACGAAACAACATAGCCTTTGAGAGTATGTATGCTGCCTCATTCAATCACAAATCTTTTTCTCACATAAAAGATCGGGCTAGTGCAGCCACTCGTATGTTAGCTAAGGAGCGTGGAGATGCTCCGGATATGTTAGGCAGCGGCAAGCGTAACTCACACCTGATGGCTGTTGCACCTAACGCCTCAAGCTCTATCATTTGTGGAGGGACGAGTCCTTCTATAGAACCTATACGAGCTAACACCTACACTCACAAAACTCTTTCCGGTTCTTTCAGGGTACGCAATAAGTATCTTGATGATATCCTGTTTGAGTTGTATCCTAACAATGATACCAGAGAGAAAGTGTGGAAAGATATCGCAGCCCATGAAGGATCTGTGCAGCATCTTGAAGATTTACCTGATGAAGTCAAAGAAGTTTTCAAGACTGCACCAGAGCTAAATCAGATATGGATTATCGAACACGCTGAGAACAGGCAGCAGTACATATGCCAAAGCCAAAGTGTGAATCTATTCTTTGTGCCTCCTAAGTCATCTGAAGATCAAGAGACTCACGATAGTTTTCTGCAATATGTAAGTGATGTTCATTGGGCAGGTGCTAACAAACTGAAGTCTATGTATTATCTGAGGTCTGATGCCGCACGATCCACTGAGAACGTGAACATAAAGATACCTCGCATAAAGCTAGACGAGGAAGGGTGCTTGAGTTGTGAAGGCTAAGGTGATAGAGGTTAAATGGGACGATGCTTGGATAGACACTGAAGATGTCTTGATAGCAGATGCTAAAAAGCTTAAGCCCATTTCTCGCTCAACTGTAGGTTGGTTGGTTGCCGACAATGAAAATGAGTTAATACTTTCTACTGATATGTATCACAACGAGAAAGACAAAGAGTATGTAAATGCTATAATGGTTATCCCGAAAGGGATGATCACTGACTACTGGGAGTACACTACGGACATTTAAATACTATGGCATACAGACAGTGCGATAACTGTGGTTGTAAAATGACTGAGATATTATTTTATGATCATAATGATGAAACAAAAAAACTTTACCATGAAGCATGGCAGTGTCCTTTCTGTCAGTTAAGGGTAGAGAAACCAAAGGAGAAAGCAAGTGAGCCTACTGGGGACTAGAGATTATTACAAACCTTTTGATTACCCTTGGATGTTTGATTACTACGTCCAACAGAATCAAATGATGTGGCTACCAGAAGATGTGCCACTACACAATGACGTTAAAGATTGGCAGGATATGTCTGATCAAGAGAAGAATCTTTTGACTCAGATCTTCAGGCTGTTCACCCAATCAGATGTGGACGTTGCGTCTGGGTACATAGACAGATACATGAGGGTGTTCAAAAAGCCAGAGGCTAGGATGATGATGTCTTCCTTTGCCAACATGGAATCAATTCATCAACACGCCTATAGCCTTTTGCTAGACACAGTAGGTATGCCAGAGATTGAGTACAAAGCTTTTGCGGAGTACGAGGCTATGGCTGACAAGCACGAGTATATTAGTAGCTCTCCCCTCAAGATAAAGGACAAGCACTCTATCGCTAAGAACCTAGCAATCTACTCAGGATTCACTGAGGGCTTGCAATTGTTCAGCAGTTTTGTTATACTATTAAACTTCCCACGCTTTGGTAAGATGAAGGGCATGGGACAGATTGTAACTTACAGTATTCGTGATGAGTCACTGCACGTTGAGGCAATGACAAAACTCTTCAGAGAGTTTATCAAAGAAAATGTAGATATCTGGACTGATGATTTCAAGAAAGAGATCTACTCTGTATGTAGAGAGATGGTGAAACTGGAGGACAAGTTTCTTGACTTAGTGTTTGAGATGGGGGATATTGTGGGCTTGACTAAAGAAGAGATGAAGGAATACATTCGCTACATTGCTGACAGGAGGTTGTTGCAGTTGGGTCTAAAACCTAACTTTGAAGTTAGCGACAACCCACTGACTTGGTTGGATGATGTGCTTGGAGTCGAACATCAAAACTTTTTTGAAGGACGATCCACTACATACATGAAGGCAGGTCTGAAAGGCAACATTGAGAATGTAAGTTTTGCCCATGTCTGAGCAGCAGTCTCAAGAGGGGAACCTCATATCATTCAAGGTTGTTATAACTCAGGAAGGTAATATCGTGTCTGAGCTTAGTCATCTTCCTCTAGGCCAAGCTCAGAAGATATTCCAGAAAGATGATTATGATATTATCGCAAAGATAATAGGAGACTTGAAAGAAAAACTAGATCCTCTGCACGACTTTATAGAACAAGAAGTGCAGAGTATCATTTAGAAGAAGGCTTGTGCATAAACGCAGTTGCCCCCATATAAGTACCAACTATTCCGCACATAGAGAAATAGAAAAGACCAAGCAGGTCTGACAAAGCATTTACTCTACTGTCTGGGATGATGGGAGTAAAGAGAACTATGGTAGTCGCTGTCATCACAAGGATAGCTAACCAAGCCATAAGCTTTTGCGCCTCTGACTTTTCTTCTCTTAACTCAAGGTCTATCATTTCTTTGGCACGTTCTATTTCAGAATCAGATACAACTCCATCTTTATCTAGATCATACTGAGCATACTTAGAATCAAGTTGTAGTTTCTTTGGAGACATCAGTGTAGGTCTTCTTGTACCCCAGAAAATAATTCTTCTGGTCTAGACATTGCTACGAACTGAGCCTCAAATATATCTCTGTAGGTTTCAAAGTCTACAAAGTCTAGTTCTTTTGCCGCATGAACACGACAATATATTTGATAAGCTGCTCCTAGTTGTTCTTCTGTATAGAGTGCCAACATAAATTAAAACCTGTCTACTAGATAATCTACTGAGCAGGTGGGCTGTGAACGACAGCCTAGCCATTTCAGTTGAAGATTGTCTTGGTTGATGTAATTGAATGGTGGCTCGTCATTAAACCAATCACCATCCGCTGCATTACAAGCTGTTAAAGTTCCTAAAAATATAATCGATAAAATTTCTTTAACGTATTTCATTTCTCTCGCTTAAGATCTCCTGATATTTGTCATCGTCAAGGTGTGTGACTGCGATCCAAGCGTGAGACATTTCATCACCAGTACGGCTTCCTCCATATACCCATTGATCAGGGTCAGGATTGTTAGGATTGTCAGCGGTATTATCATACCATTGCTTAATTACTAGAACCTCCCCTGTAGCCAACACAGGAGCCTCTGAAGGGCTATAGATGTGGCTATGATGCCATGTTGCACTCCAGTTAGATATTTGACTGACGGGCTTTGTGCGGCCTGTAAGCGGGTTAAATATCTCCAGAGAAGCGGCGTTCATACGGAGGTGACCGTGAGGTTGGAAGCTATCTATTCTGACAGGGTGATCAAAGCTATGAAAACCCTGTGTCATAGCGTAGCCGTGAGGTGGGATGATTAGATGCCCATTCTCATATCCCTCACGCAAAGGATATAGTCGCAAGTCCTGAAGGGATACGTCATTTTCCTCTGCATAGTTCTGTTCATGAAACCAAAGACCTATCTCTACTACATTATCTTCGATCATGTCTCCTTCTGCTGTGGCTCCGACACCACCCGGAAACATATGAATGTCCCAACGAACTAGAGAGTTAGCAGGGAATGTACGGCATACGCCTGAAGGCATGATCTCACCCCACTTACCCATAGCATACTCTGTCAACTGCCCGTACTGCTGTAGCTCTCCCTCGTCATCGTAGACATAAATGTCTGAGTTGGCATGGTGTACTACAGCGGCTGCGTCACCCTTTGGCTTGACTTGTACTGCCTTGATGCAGCGTGACTCAGCTAGTTGGGGATCGACAAACTCCTTACTCCAGAGATCATTGCCGTTGGCAGGGATATCATACGGAGAGGAAGGTATGATCAAATCAGGAGAACCAAACTCAGGCTCAAAGTTCCAAGACTCTAGGCTAGGAAGAACCGGAGGCGGTACTACACGATCTACATCCCCATAAGGAGAACCGGAGTTCACCCAGTTTACTATGGAATCTATCTCGTCCTGCTCTAACCTCCAATCACCTTCTAGATTTTGAATACCGATATGTTGATCGTAGGCGTAAGGAGGCATCTCTCTGTTGGCTACCTTGTAAGATATCAGAGGACTCCACGGACGTATTTGTTCGTAGTTCTCAAATGACATTGGGCCTATGCCACCTTCTCTGTGGCAGACAACACAGTTGTTGTTGATTATGGGAGCGACATCATCCACGTATGTGATATCTTCAGCCATAACCATACCGCTACACAATGCAATAAACGGTGCTAGATATTTCATATTAGTAACTCCATACTGTAGGCCGTGGCCTTGCTGATGAATCTTCAAGATCATCTAAATGAATGAACCTACCAAGAGAGCCTTTCTGACTAACACCTATACCTGTGAAACCTGCCTGTAGTGCAGCGTCCAAAAGCATATGGGCCTTCTCTCCTTGTACCCCTATGTCTATAGCGTGTCCAGTAGAGTGCGCTCCGGGGCTACTCTTACGTGCTTCTATAGGATGCTCAGGGCAGCGGTAAGCACTGTTGACAGGAAAAGGAAAACCTAACTGCTCACGTAAGGCTTCTATCCTTATCATGAAATCCTTATCCATACCACTCTTACCGCAATGGGTACATTTTAGTTCATCTTCTGTGAAGTATTTCATGCTGCCCTCCCTCTAAGTCTACCTAAGACTCTGCCTCCGGTTGCATAGGGATATTTAGCTCTGTCCCCATACTTAGCGTTCTTAGCCAATACTAGTGGCCCTATCTGTATTACTTCATCTGCAAAATCTACGGGCTTCCCTGTAGCCCTGTCGTAAAAGTATGAGTGTCTTCGAGGATCAAATCCCACTTGTATCCACTCATCACTATCTATTGCTTCCAGAGCAAGAGCATAGTTTTCTCTAGCATCCCTATCAATATATTCCCCCATCATTTGTGCAAAAGGAGATTTAGCCCCACCTTCTGCTACACCTTGAGCCATTTCAGCAGTTGAGTATTTTGGTGTAGCACGTTTAGTAAAATCAACATTCCTTAGTGATGCTGTGGCTTGATGTCCTACTGCCTTTTTACCAACGTGTATTGTAGGAACCCATGCAGAGTCTTCTGTTCTTAGATATGCGTTAATATCTAATCTTAACCCTACCTCCTGACCTTCTTCAATTTGAGCATTTATCTTATCGCGTTGACCCGGACGTAAGGCCTTAAACATTGCGTCATCTGTTTCTGGAAGTGGTACTTTATCATATGGATAAATAGTGTTTAAAACAATCTTGTCGTATTCATCAGCAGTTATAAGTCCATCTTTTAAATCATCGTAAGCTTTTTTAACTTCAGGAATTGCTTCTTTCAGACTACCCTGCCTAATGTAAGGGGGCGGTTCTTCAAAAGAAGGTGAAGTTTTAGTGTCTCTCCATGCGTATACATCATGTGGAAATGTTCTATCTTTAAAAGGATCGGTAATATCGTCGCCTCTAGGGCCAACGTCAACTACTCTCCTAGCCACTAGCACATGGTTTTTAGGAAGGCTTTGCGCCCTTCTATCAAACTCAAACATATCGAATCTTCGATACCCGTCTTTGTCTACAGTGACAGGAAACTCAACAATTTTTTCTGCAAAAACGTGCAGTGGGGTAATTGCTCCAGTATTAAATCCTTCTTCAAAGTCCGATACTCTAGGGCCAGAATAACTGGCAGCTACATTAGCAGATGGGGAAGCAAAACTAGCATAACCTTCTCTGGCTTTTCCTGACAAAGCACCTTCAGCAAACTCTCCATCAGAGCCAACTACCCCTCTATATAATACCAAGGGCGCACCACTCTTACCTTTTATTTTTTCTAGTCCTGCAACTTCTTCAGCAAACTCAGTAACAAACTGGTCATCTCTGAAGAGTATGTAGGAACTACCACCTGCTTGCTTTTCTGAAACCCTCGCTAGTTCTCCTAAGTTCTTGTACTGGATGCTGTCAAATCCCAAGTCCTCAAGCATACGTCTTGTAATTGTATTTATTTGATGATCGTATGCAGCATTTAAAAGTTTACCTGCATTCAAATCTTTCTTTCTGAGGACAGAATCTATTTGAGTAGCCGCAGTGTCAACTATACTTGTGAACTGTTCAGGAGCTATCTTAACCTGTGCCTCTAGCGCATCCACAAAAGACTGCGCCTGATCTGATAACCTCATAGTATTATCAGGATCATAGCCTCCCAAGAATTTCGCAGGGTTCCAGTTGATCATGTCAGTATCTAACACCAGAGGATTCTTTACGTTTATGAAACCCTCCCTTAGTGAAGGCGTAACACCAGTAGGTACACTCTGCATTAGCTCTGGCATTATAAAGTCTAAGACCTCATCAGGCACACCATCTTGAGACACAGCAACTCTAGCAGCCTGTTCAGTCATTCCCCTGTCCATATACATACGTGCGGCTACGCGCTCTACCATATTTTCTGAGAAAGGATATGCGCCTCTCATCAAAATAGTTTCAGCCTGTCCCTTAGTGCCAACGTGTAGCCCTAGCTCTCTGGGTAGTCTGACAGACAAAGGGTTATCATATCTTTCGGTTGAAAAGAAGCTACCGTTATACTGGGGCTTCTGCTCTACAGAATCTTTTAGAAACTCTTGCTTAGTTACAGAAGCTGCCGGAGGTGGGGAGCCTGACACTTTAGGGATACTTGTGAAGTACTCTTGAACTATGTCAACATCTTCTTCAGGTATACTATTTATCTCATCATCAAGATCTTTAGATAACCTGTCACCTACTTCTTGTTTGGTTATGAAGTAAGTTTTATTAGGCTGCCTATATTCTACACGGTTACCATCGTTGTCTAAGCTAACCCTGCGTGAAGAATACTGCACATCTTCGGGGTCTACAAAGTTTTCCGGCTCGTTCGATCTAAACTCTAGCAGAGTACTGCGAGTGTCATCGTCTATGTCAACTCTTGTAGTAGGACGTATATCATCTACTACATCATCAGCACTCCTAGTAAGTCTTTTTATTAACGTGACTAGTCCCGCTGCGGAAAAGCCCATGCGATCTTCTTCATCCACAAAAGCCCCACCTGCTTGCATATCATAGGGCAGGCCTGTCATTCTATCCACCCTTTCATCAGGCTCTTCGGGAGCTTGTGGTACGGATACTTTTTCGTAGTACTCTCTCACTAGTCTTCCTCAGTCGGTGTGTTCAACAATGTCTGACTCATATCAGCGTATACTCTGGATAGCTCTACACGTATGTCTTTTGTATTTTTAGGACTATCACCCATCATGTTACTTATATCTCTAATTATGTCTGCTGATATTTCTTCGGGTTTAAAATATCCGTGTATTAAGTGCATGGCTTCATCTTGACTAAGACCCCTATCAATTAACTGCTTCTTTATATCAACGGTGTCTCTAAAATATTGAGAGGCTTGTATGCTTCTATAAAGCTCTCTTTGAGCCTCGTATCTCCGCTGTTGCCTGTTCTTATAATTTTGAACATAGTCCATAAACCCTGTAGTATAATCAGGGTAAACAGAAGATATATCACTTATCTTACTTTTGTAATCAGAAATTGTATAATTTAAACTTACCTCGGGATTCCATTCTGTCCACCTCACACCAGAGGCAAAAGAACTAAACTCATTATTTAAATCATATTTTATTTCACCAGTAAAAGAATCCCTTTCTTCATCAGATGCTGTTATTATTCTATCAATACCTAGAACTGTTCCGGGTATAAAAGAATCCAATATATGATACCCTGAATCTGCTACTCTATCTGCAAAGCTATCATTAGGATTGAAAACTCTTTTACCGTCTGGATTCTCACCTGACTCACTCTTGGCGGCAAAGTAAACATCTGAAACTGCTTTAGTAAAAATTGCCTCTGACACAAAAGGAAGTGCTACCTTTTTAGTGCCTTCTACTACCGCTTTAAAGCCTGCCTCTGCAAAACTTTCTTCATCCATCTTACCCTCTTCATACTTTGCCATAGCAGCAAGCATAGGTTCTTTGATGGTGTTGTATGAGTCTAGATACTTTGTGTCACTATAAAATATTTTACCAGTGTCTTCATCTCTAGACCAAAGCCTAACATTTTCTGGGCCACTCCATTGTGTAGAGGCAAGCACTGTAGCAGCCTGTCTCTCATCTTCTGACCAGTTCAACGTACCCGCAGTCATCTCTCCTAGTTTTTCAAAACCAACCATAGTCCCAACAAGACCAGTGCTGCGTAGCCCACCTCTAGCTGCTAATGTAGCATTACCAGAAGCAAGTTCTTTAACCGCCTGCCTACCAATATTGTAAGTTGTTCTTAATATTTCGGCAGGGAAAGAAACAAATGTACCCATAGGCAGGTTTCTAAGAGCCTTGATACCCGGAGGAACACGATCATAGTTGGGCATTGTGTTCTTTACTACATCTGCCGCTTCTTGTTCTAGACTTGCTAGAGTTCTACCTGATCCTTTGTATGCTCTCTTAAGCCAATCAAGCTCGTTGTTAAAAGCATTTATCTTGAAGTAATCATCCGTAGCCATGTAGAGTTTTTCAGCACCTCTGGAAACTTTGTTAGAAAGTTTAGCCATTAGATTATCTACATCACTAGCATCTTTACCCTCATTAATCAACGCCCTAAAGTCACCTATTCTTACGTTGGTGTTTATGATGCCAAGCTTTAAATACTTCTCATGCAAAGCCTCTAACCCTTCATCACCTCCTGCGGTAGCCTCATTGAGCAAAGTCCTGAAACTTTTACCAAGTAAGTAAGCACCTTCTTCACTAGCCAACTCAGGGTTCCTAAGAACTGTTTCGCTAAGAATGCCAGTTCTAAAAGGATTAGTTCCATTAGCTAATCCAAACTGCACAGCACCCATGAAGTTTCTCATATGTGTAGTCCAGTTAAATACTGTCGCTGCTTTGTTTCCGAAACCCTTTAATGATAAAAAGTTTTTATATACAGGATTAGCTATCTCATCAGATACACCAAACAAACTTACTTGCTTGTTGTTCAGAACTTGTGCCATTCGTTTGGTCGTGTACTTACCATTTAAATTTTTATTCTGAGTACCTGTAATCTTTACCAGATCCATACCTTCTGGTATCTCATCAAACAACCACTTTTGTTTTTGACCTATCTTATACATATCATCCAAGAACCTAGCATTTTCATAGTACTTGGACATCTTATCAACAGTCAAGATCAACAAATCTTCGGGATCAGTTATCTCACCCAGTAACTCTCTAATAGGTTGATCTATATCTTTTCGCTGTTTAAATATTTTTTTAACAGAACTTTTTCCTGTAAGTTCATCTAAGCTTCCTGCACCCATAACATCATCTACAGCCTTTCTAGCTTTCGATTCTAGCTGCTTCAGTGTTTTAGGTCTTGCATTCTTTCCAATCCTTCTAGCTTCCTCAACTCTGAAAGCATCGTCTTCTTGGAAAACTCTAAGAAAATAATTGTAAGCTTTGTCAATAGTATTTTCCGTAGGTATAAAGTTATCGTCTTCAAACTTTTTGTAAGACCTACGCATATACACATTTAAGTTTTGATCTATAGTCTTTTTAATTTCGCTAGTTGGAGCATACTTCTTTAGCTCAATACTTAGCTCATCTATTAACCCTCTGGCTTGAGTAATGCTATCGGACAACTCTGCACTAAATCCAAAATCTCTGGAGTCATCAGCTTTTGTAGTCAGAGCTTCTAACACATTACTAACTGTATCCTCATCCTGAGCCTCTTTCAAAGCGTTATTTATAGTCTTCTGCAATCTAGCAGATATATGCTGCGCCCTATTCCTATATTTTCTAGCCGCCTGTGCGCTCTGCTCAAAAGCATCTTGTCCTGCATAAGTGTTGAAACCTCTGGATTGCGTAAACTTTTGCCACAGCCCACGTATGATTCCTTCCTGATTGAAAACCTGAGCCTGTTCTTTTGCATCATCAACTAGTTGATTACTGGATAACCTAGTCTCACCGCTGGCTAACTCTGCCTTAGTTCTTTTCAGACCCTGTAATCCTTCTTCTCCTAATTCTTCTGGAGTAAGCTCGTCTACAGACTTTCCATATTTACTTGAGATATAACTAGAACCAACACCAAGTATCCCACCAATTACAATTTCGGCAGGTAAGTTACCCAATAGCAGTTTAGTTCTTTTTTCTAGATCGGTATCATCTTCATCAGGAGCTTGTAGATATTCTCCTAATCCAAATATAGCAGAATCTGGAACATCTACTAGTGAAGCTGTTAGACTCGCATGGTTTGGGTTACTAAGCCATTGATCAACAGCAACTCCAGATACAACGCCACCTGCAAATTCTGACATATTAGGGTTCTTTCTAGCAAAAGACCTAAATGCTCTAGGTGAACTAGTAGCTAACCTACGCATACCATTGAGCAGTCCAAGTCCCCCTACTACGTAGCTGCCTACGTTTGCTATGTCACCTCCCGTAGTTTCCATTTCAGTAACATAGCCATCTCTATCTGCGATAATGTCTAGCTCTTCAAGAGTCGGATCAAATGTAAACTTTCCTTCTGCTGCTCTTTCAGTGGCTTTCTCAGCCCTCGCTAAACGAACACGCTCCATTCTCTGACCTATTCCTAAGTCATAAAAATCTTCGCCATATAAATCCTGTGCAGTGTTCTGTAAATCAAAAGCAGCATCAACAGGAGCAATGGCTTCTGCAAACTCAGATGGTATTCCTACCATACTTCTAAATACTCTTTTTACATCTCTAGTACCTGCACCATATTCGGAAGCATCTCTAGGATCTATACGAGTACGAGGCTCTTCAAGAGAACCTGCGCCTTTCTTAAACCTCTCATATTCATCAAACGTGTTGACAAACACAGGGACATCATCGTAAGTATCCCCGTTTTCAAAAGTAACTGTTTTTCTAGGAATAGGCACTATTACTTAACTCCTGATTATTGTACTCTTTGTCGTAGTAAGTTATAAAAATCACCTTCTCTAGTTGCAATATTAGCAAAAGAATTTCTAGCCATTATGTAATCAAGATGCGAGGTAGCTAAGGCTGAGTTTGCAAGGAAGAATTCAGAACTTATACCACTACTTGCATAATCTCCTATTTCAACTTTACCTAAATTAACATTTACTAAATGATTAAAAAGTTTTTGATATTCGGGATCATTTATCTTTTCACCCAAACCTTCTTTGCTCATTCTAAATCTTAAGTCTTGTATAGAATCATCTAGCTCAAACAATTCTATTCCTACTTTTAAAGACTCTTCGTAAAACAGTTTATCTCTTTCTTCTTGCCCTATTAGATTAGAATTATTTTTCATAAAATCTAAATATTCATTTAAGACTAATCTATATTCAGCCATATTCCTCTCAGCACCCGGAACTATGACACTGTTATCTGATTCTCTTATGAAACGTGGATCTTCAGATAACTTGTTTATAAATTGTTCTTGAAAAGTTTGATCACCTACTAAACTAGAACCAATGGCTCTTACATTATAATTTGATCTAGCAGCCCGAACTTCTGCTCTTTCTTCTTCAGGAGTCATGCCACCTTCTATTCCCGGTATTTTAGAAACAGTACCGTAAATTCTTTCACCTTTAGAACCATCCTGCATTATAGGAACTTTAAATGGTAGAGACATGACTGAACCATCTTTACGATTTATTAACTGTTCGCCTACTTCTTCTCTAACAATTCTATTATTAAACTCTTCCATATCCAGAACAGCCTGACCGTAATCTATGGCACTAGTTAAAGTTCTTCCTTGGTTCAGTGCTGATTCAAATGAATTTAAAGCTGCTGCATTTTCAGAAAAATAGTGATTCTTTATATCAGCAATGGCCTGTGCTTGTAACTCTGCTGTAGATTTGCCACCAAAGAATTGATTTACTTTTCTAGCAGCCGCACCAACCAAAGTAGTTGGAGTAACATCTTTAAGTTCTTTTAAAACCATTGCGTCATATTCATCAGAAGAAACTACTTGATCAGCAGCCGACAAAGCTCTTCTATATGTCTCTGCTCTTTCTTGAGCAATCTCTCTAGCTATTCTATCAACACTTCCAAGAAATTGTTGGTTTGTAATAGCACCAGTTTCTATATTTCTACCTAAAATATTTACACCTTCGCTTTGTTGCCTTGCTTCAGCTTCTCTAGTTAAATTGTCTAAAACAACAGGGCGCACAGAATCAAAATAAAAAGTCTCTTCATCTTTATCCGCAGCAGTCATTGCGTCACGAACCGCATAAATTTGATTAGTAAGTCTAGTTGCTTTTCGTTGCCCTCTGTTTGCTCCAAGCACTGGCTCACTTTGAAAAAAATCTTGCGCCTTTTGCATTAGGTTGTCTTTGATCAAAGCACCTGCAACAGGAACGGCAATCTGAGCAGCAGCTAATCGTCTTTGATACCGCTCTTGCCTTTTTCTAATTTGATCTCGCCTAGCCCTGCCTTCATTAACAAGACCCCTGCCTATAACGTCAACAACAGTACGTTCACTCATGTTATACCCTTCCTAGTAAACTAGCAGCAGGTGTTTCTTCAGGCTTTGATAACAAGCTACCTGAAGGAAGTTCTTCTATCTGCGCTTCAATTTCTTTTGGGATGACTCCCTTTGGTATTTGTTTGGTAGTATTAAAACTCTGTAGTTCTTTTAGCTTTTCTTTGTTCATCTTCACATCAAACAGAGTGGCATCATCCTCGTCATCATTTTCTTCGCCTGAGTATATTTTAAAATCAATATCTGCCCTTTCTGCCAATGCCATAAGCATATAGGTGGTAGGCTCTGCAAGCAGCATCATCAAGTCAGGATTCCATTTGCCCTCAGTAAACCCCTTGAACAAAATACCCTGTGTAATATTCATCAAGGGTGTTCCATCATCTATCACATCCATAATAGATGTGTACATCGGAGGATCTATAAGCCTGCTAAACACATATTGAACACCTTCTTCTAGCTCTGTAAACTCAGGCGGCCTTTCCCAAGGATATGGATTTTCAGGATCGTTAGTAAGTCCCTGACCGGGTATCGGCCTATTAAGAGTAATAGTAGAGCTTACAGGATTGTCCATATTATTTATTTCCATTTCTTACTCCTTATGCTGTGCCAGCCGTACCAACCATGTTCATATATTCAGCATACGTGTTTCTAGCTGTGGAGCCGTAGATACCCATAGGATCTCTGTTACCTGTGTAAGGTTCCATAGCTGCTTGAAAGAAGTTAGCTTGCTGTGAGGCTTCGTATACAGGAGCATACCCTAGATCAATAACCTCTCCTCTATATTGTTGAGGAGGCTCACCAGCTAAAGCACCCATAGCCATTTGTGATGCTACATTAACTCCTACTTGAGTTGTTGCCTCACCTATTGTAGGCATACCTAGTAGACTACCACCACTTGTATCAGTAACCGCATCTGTGACAACATCTTCAGGTAATTTAAATGGAACATCTACAGTAGGTTTAGGAGTTATTGTTTCACCTGTCATCAAATTAGTATTTGGATCTAGTAAAGAAGGTACGTCTGGTTGAGTCATAGTAGCTGTTGACTTTAAAGGACTAGATCCAAACAACCTAGAAGTATTGTCTGGGTCTAAATTTATAACCCTTCCATCAATACTATTCCAATCACTAATTTGTGGATTCATTGCCTTTATTTCATCTACAGGTTTAAAGGTACTGTCAGATAAACTTTCTAAAGTTGTATTAGAACCTGCTGTAATACTCTTTTTAAATGGGTCTAGAATGCTGTTAGCATTTTGAGATATGTTAGTAGTTACTTTATTCCAAGCATCTCCAAAGGTTTGATCAGCACCAGACTTAATCCAAGTATCAAAGCTGCCGCCCTCTTTCCATCCAAACTTAGTAGGATCAAAACCTATTTTATTTAAAGATGTCTTAGTAAACTCACTAGCAAAAGTTTTAATACCATCTGTGACAGTTCTAAAAGCATTCTTTGCTGTCCCTGCAAATTGACCTGCTTTACCTATAACAAACTTAGCACCCTTAACGATAGCCTGACCTGCTGGCCCTAAAGCATTTAAAGCTGTAGCTGCTATTCCTCCTACGCCTTTTAACATTCCCGATAAGAATGGCCCTATGCCCGGTATAAACATTAATGCTATTTGACCTGCAATGCCAATTTTATCCATGAACTTACCAATGCCTTTAAAAACACTCTTGACACCTTTGCCAATCTTTTTAAAGACTTTCTTTACGCCCTTGAATATTTTACTAAAAAATCCCATTGCTTTCTCCTAGCTTACTATTCCATCCACAATGTCTACGATAGGCTGAATACCCACAGCACCTGTGTCAATATCATTAGAGATTGCTGTAGCATACAAAGTAGTTTTACGTTGCTCAGTATTTTCGTATGCTTGTCTTAAATAAGCAGCCTCATCCCTAAGAGCTTGCCATATAAAGTTTTGTTCTGCTGATGTTATTTGAAAAGACCTAGCTACATTTTCTTGATTAGCTGCATTAACTGCTGCTGTGTCAATAGTATTAGCTTGCCTACGCCATTGAATGTTAGATTGTTCAATAGCTTGAGCATTTGCAGCATTCCACTGATCTCTTTGCAAATCCATTTGCTCATTAAATTGTGCTAACTGCGTAGTTAATTGGTTGTTAAATTTTGCTACGTCTATAGCATTACCTGCGTTTACTGCTGCAACTCTGTTAGCTTCTGTAGTATTAAACTGCGACATGGCATTACTTTGCATCGCATTGAACTGATCTACTTGTGCAGCTAAACTAGACATAAACTGATTAATTTGATTTTCAGATGTAGCATTAAACTGCCTAGCAGCATTTTCAGCAGCCTGATTAGTAAGAAGACGTTGTTGTTCTTGCTGTGCATTTAATATTAATGCTTGCTGCTCATTACTTAAATCAGCCATATCTCTTTGTAAAAAGTTTTGAGCTTGAGAAATAGCTAACTTAGTTCTTTGATCTGCTGCTGCCAAATCTAAACTAGCTAAAGCAGTTGCATTTTGCATAACAGCCTGTTGATTTGCATTGAAGTCTGTAAGAGTAGCAGTCTGCATAAATCTACTATTGGCTAATTCAACTTGTTGTGCATCTGAAAACTTTGCTAAATCTAACCTAGCATTGGTAGTAGCATTAGTTATGGCTGCTTGCTGATCTGCATTCAGCAAAGCAACTCCCATTGTCTCTGCTATCCTACCCTGCGCTATGTTAGTCTGCATACGTGCATTAAGATTAGCTAGTTCTGTTTGTTGCGCTGCACTAAGTGATTGAGCATCTGCTTGATTCAAAGCAGTTAAATTAGCTAGTCTTGTTTGTTGCTCTGCACTTAAATTAGCTATTTGCATTTGTTGAGCAAAGGCAGCATTTCTAGATAAGAAATCAGCAGCAACTTGCATTTCTGCTAGCCGCTCTTGATTCTCAGCAGTCATGTTCTGTTGCTCAGTCTGATTCTTTATTTCAAGATTAGCAAGTTCAATTTGCTGTTGGTTACTAAGACTTTGAGCTTTAAAAGCATTTTCACTCTGATTATTTAACTCAGCAGTCCTCTGTGCATTTTGAAGATTCTGTAGTCTTGTTTGCTGCTGTTGCTGAAACGATAGTGCATCACGTTCTTGATTAAACTGACTCTGTAGTACATTTAAGTTTTGAGCAAACTGTGCTGACTGAGACTCTGCTGTCTGTCTATTTGCTAAGTTGTTTAATCTTTGTGTAGCAGATAGCTGTGCTTGTTGTAGATTAGCCTGCTGCTCATTTGATAGATTTTGTGCTGCCCTAGCCTGAAGAGCTTGAGCATTGCTTTGTGCGAGAGGAATAGCACTTTGTATAATTGCGTTAAACAAAGCATCTCGTCCCACTGTAGATACACTAAATCCTCTTTGAGCAAGATTAGCATTAACAGCATCATATGCAGGTCTAGCCCATGCAGGTATCTGACCTGTTTCCATACCAGCTAAGAGTGCTTCCATTTGAGAAGATACCAAAGCTTCCTGTGGCAGCGCAGCTACTGCTGCTATAACTTCAGGTTCTTCTGTATCTATTTGGGCTGTAACTTTAGCAGGATCTTCTACAATAGTTCTTGCTAAGTTAGGATTTATTTGTGCTGCTTCAGCGGTAAAGCTAACTGCTGCATCTTTAGCGGCTGTTCCTGTAACTTCTCTGCGCTTGTAAGATTCATAGTCAATAGTATCTGTAATACGCGCAGCTTCACTAGAAGCAGCTTCACCTGTTATAGCTTCTCTAGTTTGCTTTTCAGCTTCTTTAGTAGGCTCTAGTCTTATATCTTCTCTAAAAGCTACTTGGGGTACAAAAGCATCATCAGATAAACCAACATCTGTAACTCTTTGGGCCATGCCCTGTTGCATTAACTGCGTATCAAATGTAGCAGCTTGCGCTCTTTGAGAAAGATTTCTTATTTCATTTACAGTAACAGGAGGCCTATTTAAATCTTTTGCAAATCTAGGATTATTGTTTATTTCATTTACTAAAAAGGCGTTATAGTCTTCAGGACTTACTGCATTTTCTTTTATTGCTTCTGCTAGTGCTGCCTTAGCAGCGGTAAAAGATTCAGCACTAACTCCAGTAGGCGGCGCAATATCTACATAGTCATCTATTTTTTCAATATCAGATGTAGGTGTTATTCCTACTGAAGTATCTAACTGAGCAGCACCTCTTTGACCAGCCATAGCACCAGCATCTACTCTTCCATAATCTTTTACAATAGCACCGGGTACACGAGCAGTGGGGTCATCTACTCTAGTTAAATTAATATTTGCTAAAGAAGCGGCAGAAGCTTTTTCTCGTAATGCTGCTTTACTAGCCTCATATACTCCTTCAGGAAATGGATCTGGTTCTGTAACCTCTTCCCCTGCTCTCGCTTGATTTATTCTTGTAAGCTCTGCTCTTACTTGAGCAGGAGTAAATCCAAATTGTGAAGCTACTTGCTCTACTGTCATAGCACCAGAATTTAAAGCATCAGCTACCTGATTAACTTCAAACTGACTATAATCAGCATCAACTGGTATTGCAGCTATTGCAGCCCTTGCTTCTTCAGCAGCTTTAGCAGCAGCGGCTTGGTCAGCAGCAGCTTGATCGGCAGCAGCTTTATCTGCGGCAGCCTGTTGTTCGGCTTGTATCCTTTCATAATTAGAAGTTACAAAATCTGTAGATACCCCATACTGCTGTGCAAGTTGTTCAGGTGTAATAGTTCCAGAACTTAAACCAGCTACAGCTTCATTAATCTGATCTTGAGTAAAAGATGGAGTCTGAGCAGGAGTAACGGGAGGAGGAGCAAAAGTAGCCCTGTCAGCAGCCGCAGTAGCGTCCATTCCTTCTGTATCACCGTAGTAGTATTCGTCAGTTCTACCACCTACTTGGTAGCCAACTCTACCGCCTTTTCGGTAATCCATTCTTTTTGTGTATGCTCTTTTCCTAGCCATAATTATTTCTCTCTCTGAACACCTTTAAGCTTCTCTACGGTTCTGAGTCCACCCAAGCCTAACATACCCATCAGTACTGGCATCATGACATCTAGCTCAATCATTGGAACTACTACGCCAGTGTCCATCAAACTTAAAGCCATGTTTACGAAAGGGATAATTAAAAAATTTCCTGCCATACCAAGACAGCACACCCATCCAATCGCGGGCCTCCATCCGGCTACAAATAGACTAGTATGTGCGGCCTCTGTTTTATTTATTTCTAGCTGACCTTTTATGACCTCTTGAGCATGACGCTCACTCATAGTGGCTATCTCATGGGCCAATGCAGCTTTTTGGTCTTTGTCTTCTATAAACTTATCGAGTACAGAAGATACAGGGCCAATTAATTTATCTACTAGTCCTAACATATTTTATCCTTAAATAGCTAAAGCTAACAGCAAAGCTACAACAGCAACTGTTCCGCCAAGAACAATCTCTCTGTTTTTAAAATTTGATCGAGTATCAAGCCATGCCTTAGCAACTGCTAAAGAGTCTTGAAACTTTTCTAACATTGCGCTTAACCAAGTGAGCATTTAATCTCCTCCCCATCCCATAAATATACCAACTGCTAGTGCAGTCAATACGGCTGTTGTAAACATCTGGGCTACTGTTCGGCCTATAGTTTCTTTTGTAGCTCTCCAAGAATCTAAAAGACCACGTAGTTCTTTTACATCATCGTAGGCTTCACCATCACACAAGCCAACTTCTTTAAGAGCTTGTCTAGCTCCCTCTTGAGCAGCTTTCTGTATTGCAACATCTAGTTCTTTTTCAGTCATTACCACTTAACCTTGTCAGCCCAGTATGCTGCACTCATCTTACCTTTCTTAATGTTCTTAGCATGACGGGCCTTAAAAGACTTACGCTTGGCCTTCATCTTTGCAGACTCACCTGACTTTGGCTTACCTGCTGTCTTTGCGCCTTGCTCTCCAAAACGTATTACTTTTTCTTTTCCATTGGCACACGCCTTTACAACGTGAGACTTCTTGGGATGAGATGGGGTACGCTTGGGTTTGTTACACGCCATCTTCTTTTTGTTTACTCTGGTAGCCATACGTTATGCCTTTAAACCTAATATAAATGATACTGAAGCAACTAGTGCTGTTATTGAACCTATAGCAATTAACAGTATTACTGTGCCATCTATCATCATTCTTCTTCTTTTTGCAATAGCTTGGGCTTTAGCTAGTCGTTGTTCTCTTATGCGCTTTCTGTCACGCATCATATCTTTGTAATGCTGTTCGCTCATATTCCAAACGATCAGCGTTCTAAGCTGTGCCTCCATCTGCTCCATCTGGTATCGAGCATTGAGATTCTGTAGACTTTCTGCTTCCGGGCTGTTCCTTGAAAAATAATCTCCACTTTCTGCTTTTACTTCTGCTTCACGTATTGCATCGGCAAAGTTGTAAAACTGTTGAATTTTTCCTATGCACTGTTGGAAGTCTCCGTTAGCCTCTGCCACTGCGTTGCAAAATTGTACTGCTTTTCTAGCTCCGGCAATCAGCATACCTATTTCAGCGATTGCCATATATCTTTACTCCGTCTTGAGTTGGGTCTACTAGTATTGGCTTGCAGTAAGCTGAGATGGGGCTAGATGTACTTGGAGATCCTCTCCATCTCAACTTGCTTGCAAA